GCTTCCGATAAGCCTCCTCCATTGTGGGAGACTCCACTCGTTTTCTGGGGAAAAGATTTCAATTAGCTCAACATATTTTCGGAGCCTTGCGACCTCGTTGTCATTGCTCGTTGTCATTAGTATATTGTTTATGATCGGTTACAAAATTTCGATGTTCATAACTTCAGCACAGGGGTTATGTTCTTGCCCGTGACAGAGCAGGGACGCTTTTCACATTCCACAAGCCATCCTTTCTTCTTGAGTCCGTTCACTCGACCAGAAACAGCATTTATAGCAATCCCTGTAAGTTGGCTGATCTCTTGAAGCGAGTAATTCCATTCTGCCTTCATCACAGAAAGAATAGTTTCCTCCTGTTTTCCAAGGGTTCCTTCTTCTTTCAAGTCTGCATAAACTTCCTTGGATGTTTGCCTGACATTGGTGATCTTTGTAGTCACCCAATCAAACAAGTCTCCTAGATCAGAGTTCATGCTCTTTAGGAAAGTTGATGTCCTTGTTAGCGTAGAGTTCAAAGTTGTGTTGAAAGATTGAGTTCACGCCAGCATCGAATGCCGCTTTGACCCGATCCTCAACGGAAGGAACCTTGTTATTAGTCGTCAGATACCTGACGTGTTCACCTTTCCAATAGGCTTCGGCCTCTTCAGAAAATTCATTCATACGAGTTTTGCTTCCTTGGCTAGTGCATCCATCTTGTTGCTGAATGCTTGTGTGAACTGATACGGATTGGTTGTGTTAGCCTCGGCGTAAGCCAAGGCTTGAGGGATTAGCTTGTTACGCTTCTTGATGTAGTCGCAATTATGCCAAACAGGTATCCTTGGGTATTCCTTTCCAGACTTATCTAGGATCTCTGCACAATTGCAGTAAGCCATGAGGTCAATTTTTCTCATTACCAGAGTTTGATTACGAGAACTACGCAAAGGGCTAGATCGACCAATGCTAGGACAGCAATGACCTTCTTTAGATTCTGGATCTCCTCTAGGGCATATAGGTATTCCATGTGATTCTTTCTAGTTACTTCAATGAGGTGCTTGGACTCCCTATTCTGGAAGTCCAACCCTGCTTCAAGTGCTAGAATGCGAGTGCCGATAGTTGATTTTTTGGTGGTTGCCATTGTGGTTGCTGTAATGGTTTAGAAAGGGATTTCTGAATCGTCATCAGCACCATCCCATACTTGAGCTTGGGGCTTGGGGCGATTCTGAAATGCTGGTGCTGGCTTAATTTTCTCCACAAAGCTAGGAGATCCTCCGCTATTCTTTTCTTTGTAGTTGCCGATAATAGGTGACTGCACTCCTGACTCTCTCTGCTCCATGGTCAGGGAATGCTTAACAATCCCATCGTTATTATTTTGATCTTTGCCGTCCCTATTCGGGAAGCAGACGATGTTGAGGTACTTGGTTGTGGTTCCATCCCTCTTGGTGACTTCCTTGAGGAGTGACTTGTCGATTTTGCTGGTGTCTATGCTTATGGTTATCATGGTATGTTTTGTGTGGGTTTGTCGTCTTCGGAAATGAATCCCTCTGACTTCAAATAACTGAAAAGGTTTTGTAATTGTTGCGGCGTGACATTGCGGTTATCGCCAGGGAAAGCAGTAAAGTGATTGCTATGGTGCATAACGATCCACTCACGACCTTTGAACTTAATCCATAGTGCTCTTGCGTCTTCTGGGTATTCATCAGCGATCACGGGAGATGGAAGGCTCTGATTCCTTGGTTTCGACGATCCATCCAAGTGCATCATCAAGTGCGGACTTGGCATCCTTCTGCTTGATTCCTTTGGCCTTTGCGAATGCCTTCTCAAGTGAAGAGACAGACAGCTTTGCACAAGCAAGAATATCAGATTGTTCAAGAACACCAGACAACGCAAGTATAGCGGCATTGGTATCTGTGACATTCCTAGTTGTACGACCTTTGCCTAGACTATATCCAGCAATTTGTGCCCCTGATACGAGCCTAGCCTTGAGTTCCTTTCGGATCTCGTCGATGAAATCCTCGACGATGAGTGCCTTGGCATCCAGAGAGGCCAATTCCTCATTGGTTAGAGTTGCTACGGCAACGCTAGAGGCTACTTGTAGGGTTGTTGTTGCGGCTTGAGCATTGCCATAAACATCTGGGCATATGCTTTTAGCACGACACCATTTGCAAGCATCTGGAGAAGGAGTTCTAGGAGCATCGGGATTTAGTGAAGCATTGACTATGCCAATGATTTCTTGCTCGGCGGCGGCTAGATCCTGCTCGTCGTATTCGGCAATCGTTGTGCCTCCTGCAAGGGGCTGGATTACTGCCACAAGGATCTTCTTGAGGTCTGGATAAAAGTCTTTAACCAGAACTGCATAAGCCTTGAGTTGCTGATTCTCGGCGGCTTTACCCTGTGCTGTGCGCCCTGTCTTGTAGTCGGTGACTACTGCAAAATCGTCACCAAAGAAGTCGATGCGGTCGATGGCTCCACTAAAGAGTTCACCAAACCAGAATCGCTTCTCTATGACGCTGGACGTTATGGCTCCAAGATCAAGCTGACGGATCATGTCAGAGAAAGCTGACAGGCATCGGGTAGCAATGTCCTGTCCCTCCTCAGATAGTTCCTCAAAAGGTTTCTGATCTGCTAGGACGGCATGAACATCCGTTCCTAGCTGCATATACTGGTTAGGATCCTGCTCTGGAAGCGTGGACTCTAGGTTCCAGCTACCAGGGCAAAGCGAGAGGCGGGAGAATCCGCTTGCTGATGGTTTGCCTTTGCGTTCGTCAGTCATTTTATGCAACCCTCCAAACTCTAAATCCATTTTCTTCTTTTCTAACTGAATACTTGTGTCCATAAACTTTTGATCTTGTGTGTGTAAGCATTCTAACGTTTGAATTTGTGTAAAAAGAATCACCTATTTCCATAGTATCCCAAGGATATTTCTTTCTTTTATCAGGAATGGTAATATTTTTATCTATTTTAATCATAGGTTTACAGTTATGTTTATTCCATGTTTTTGAACATCCGCATCTGTAAGTTCACGGATATGATTTTTGCTGGCTTGATAAAGAAAAGATGATATTTCCTTTTTTTTAACTGCTCTTTGTTTTTGCTTTGTAACTCCTAGTTGATAAGCCTCTGCAACAGCATTTTCAAAAACCCAATGGCGAACAAAGAATGGGTCTTCCATTCTGTGTTGTTGAAACGCACGACTAGCTATATCAGCGCATTCGTCGTTTATCCCGACTTCTGGCCTTCTTGTCATGGATTTTGGTTTTGATTCGTCGTTCATATTAATGGCGAATGTTGGGTGCATGATGCTACGCCTTTATCAAAACATTCTTTGCATGGTTCTAATCTGCAATATGTTCCATTTTTTGTTTTCAAAAACCAAAATTGATCATCGTTAAGTTTTCGCATATGCCATTTATCCATTAAATCATCTTTAATAGTAGTTTCTTTGCGTTCGTTGCTCATATGGATTTGTCTCCTTCTATTTCATCATATAGTGAATCAAACTTTACAACTAAATCATCTGCCAAATAGGGAAGTGTTGGATGTCCCCCTTTTATGAATAGACTGCATTCTTCTAATACATTTGCCATTTGGCAACAAAGACTAAAAAGCTCGTCAAATTGTTTATCTTTTTCGCTCATATTAAAGGATGGGCTTGAATACCTTTACCTTATCCCAAACTGCTATAAGGCGATTAATTACCTTGTCATCAAGTGACTTTAGCTTTGTTTGCTTTGTAACATTAGGCATCTTATTTGCAATCAGGAAGTGGATAACATGATCGTCATTAATATCGTCGCTCCACATTAAGCTCTGAAGCATGGTGAGAGGAGTGCTAGGAAGCTCCTCTGGAGGCTCTGGAAGGCTCTCTGGTTCATCTTCCACAACCTCGGCGGTGATGACCTGTGGTTCCTGTTCGACGGCGATTACAGGCTTCTCGATACGAAGCGGCTTGGTATCAAAATCCTGCACCTCCTCGACCAGATAGGTTCCATTGAGGCAAGCTGGATAGACTGCTCTGACCCCCTCTGCCACTACCCTGCAAGAGAGCATCTGTGCAGGATAGGTCTTCCAGTTCTGCTTTCCAGTTAGACCAGCGGCTTTAGCCCTGTCCATAGTCCAAGTGATCTCAACCTCTCCTCCTGCTGGATGCAAGAACTTGGCAGATGCTTTGTCATCAGTCCTGCTTGTCCATTGGATCTTTCCTCCTGCTGATTGGAACCTTGCTAATGCGGCGTGGCTCTTTAATGCAGGTCGGTTCTGGATAATGTCATACTCAGCGGCCACCGAAGCAGGGTGCTTTCCTTCTGCCTGGGCGATCAGCATGAGTGCTACGGCTTGTTCTTGACTGCGGATTCCAAAGAGTCCGCTACGAGTGATGGCTCCTGCCATCTTCTCAATATCGCTAACTGATATTGGAGAGTATTGACTTGTNNTTGCTAATGTATTATTCATGTAATTGGTTTATGCGTGGTTGCTGAACTCATAAAAGGGCTAGGGAGTTGTCGAGGCTCCCTAGCCCATTTGTTTTAGTATCCTTTCTTCATGCCCTTCTTGGGCATCGACTTCTTGGTTTCCATCTTTTTCATGCCCTTTTTCATAGGCATACCTTTGGCTTCCATCTTTACCTTTTTAGCGGTTTCTTTTTTCATCTGGGTTGTATTGATTAGGGTATGATTCAGGTTGGGTTTTGATTGCAGTTTGTTGCGGATCAAATTCTTTAATTCCGTAAGCATTAGGAGACAGCCGTAAGGGTATCAGTAATGACAGCGGCAAGAGTATCACCAGCAAGCGTGTCAGCGGTGCAGGTGTTAGTGCAGGTAGTCGTGCCTGTAACTAGATCGTGAACCTTCTGGAGAAGGTCGAGATCAATCGTTCCAAGGGCATTGGCGATTTCCTGTGCGGTTTGGTTTAGGGTGGCTAGGTTTGGCATATTATGGGTTGTTTGTTGTTGGTTACTTGCATCCCCAAGCCCTCAAGGACTTGTTGATGCGAGAGTTTGGATCTTTCTTTTTGGCTTCCCCTGTCATCTTGGCCTTCATCCCTTTCATTCTGGCACAGAATGAGGCTTTACGTCCTGCATCTGCTTTGGTCTTGGGTGATGGTGCAGGAGGCTTTAGATGACCTCCATGAGCCTTGTTATAGGAAGCTCGGCCTTTGGCATTAAGCCCTCCAGATGGATTCTTCCCCTCTTTTCTAGTCCATGCTTCAGACATATTATTTCTTTTTAGCGGTTTTCACTGATTTACGGAAAGCGGCGGCGGTTGGACGACCTTTCTCTCCTGCTTTTTTCATGTGTTCGCCACTACCTGCGGCGATACGTTTCTGCTTTGCGTGGACGTTTGCGTAAAGACCTTTGGGTTTCATGCGTTGGCAAAGTGTTTTTCGACGACCATTACCATATACTGGCTCATGGATCGGCGTTCCTGTTTTGCGGCGGTTTGTACTTTAGCCTTGAGATCCTTCGGGAAGTAAAGACCCAAGAAAGCATGGGTGTTTTCCTTCTCTGGGACAGGCGTTTTTGCGATGTAGGTTGGAGTTTCAGTTGTCATAGAACAGGTCATGATTGCCTCGGTTGGTATGGCTTGCAAGGATATTTTCTAAAAAACTTTGGCCTTGTTTCCAAGTGTCCGTTGCGTTTCAGTTGCTTTAAGAAACTATACCAGCAAACCATCTCCTTGTGGCCTACTGAATCGTGGGCCAGGTATTTGTGAAGGGATATAAATTTCATCTGTCAAATTCTTGATAATCGTCAGGATCAGGAAGTGCATCGTTTTCGACTTCTTCAAAGTCAATTTCCTCCCCGCATTTTTCACAGACATCTGGCGTTATTTCTCCACCTCCCCATTGGTCGGCGGAGGCATAGTCAACTTTGAACTCATGTTGACATTCCTCATTTTTACAAGTGTATTCTACTTTCATGGTTGCTTTTCAGTTTAGGTTAAAGATCGCATCAAGATGACGATCTATGGTGAGTGTAATTGCGGCGGTGCTTTCTTTCATGAGTGTTATTAAGCGTTATTTTGGGTGTTATTGAGCTTTATCTTCCTTTGTAATAGTAAAGAACAAGCGTTAATGCGTTGAAAATTTCCAATTCATCTTCAAGGTCAAATTGCTTGTCCCTTCCTTCAGCAATTTGCTTTCGGTGGATTTTAATCCATGTTTTTCTATCCTCTAGGCATCTTTCTAAAGAGATACAAACAAGTTGATCCTCCCAAGGTTGTGACGGGTCAAATGTTGTTGCGGCGGTGTTTTGTGTCATGGCTATTTTATATTATCTCCTGTTGGTTGATTAAATGTGAAAACCAATTTCTGTGCTTCTAATCTCTGTCACAATTTCTTTCTCCCATATCTCAAAAGACTGATGATATAAAATCGTTCCATCTGAACTTTGAAATTGAAATGTTTGTGAATTTTCAATTTGCTGACCATTCCCGATCTCCACTCTTTTCCTTATCAAATCGACTGCATCTTGGTAACTTTTTGCAGATAAGATAGTGGGACGTGCATGACTATCTTCTGAAAATACTGATATTGAATACTCAACTTGTGTTGTTTTCATCTTTTTATCTCCTTTGTTTTGTTGTTGTTTGGTGGCGGTTTTATTGGCTTGTTAGTTCTGCTTTTTCTGCTTTTTCACAGAGGTATTTGAGATCAGATATTTCTTTAATCAAATCTTCCTGTGCTTGTTTGTTACGTTGCAGATCACCTTCCAAAAGGAAGATGATCTGTTTTATATCTTGGGATGTCATGTTGTGGCGGTTTCTTTAGTTGTTATGGTTTTCAGTTTTTCTACTTCTTCGCATAGGCGGTTTATGGTGTCCTCCATGAAGAGGATTTTTTCGCCTATGTTTTCGGGTGCTTCCCAAAAGGTTGTTGCATATTGATCGGGACAGAATGCATCTATTCCTCTGTGGTTGCGTCTAATCGCTCCACAATGACCGCAAACGGCGGTTTCCTTGGTGGCGGTGGTCATGGTGCTATTTATTAAAAAGGAAGGATTTTGCATCCGCATAGATGGTTTCAAAGAAATGCTCTGAAACGGCGGTTTCCCATGCTGTGCAAATCTCATCAAGCATGAATTGGTGTTCCATGATGTCAGGATCATATTCAAACCTGCAACAGATCCAAAATAGATCAGAAGGTGTCAAATCCCCTCCCCATTCTCCAGAAAGGTTCGGGAGTTCATAAGCATCATAAATTGCAGGATCTCCATCATCAATTCGTTTTATGACTGATTCTGCAATCTCCTTTGCATCTCTCCCAGATCTCCCTCCCCAAGAATCCTGACAGATCCAATATGCGGAGTTGATTCCTGCTCTTTTACCCTCTGCTGTGGCTTTTTCGATATATTCTTCGATTCCTGTTGTGTTCATGTTGTGGCGGTGGTTGGTGGTGGCGGTGGTTTTAATTAAAGGTTGAAACAATTTGGATTGTCAGGATAAAGAGAAGGAAAACTAATGTGCAGAAAGCATAGAATAATGTCTCTAATTGCTTTTCCCTTTTCCATTCCATTATTAAATCGGATTTTTTAAATGTTTCCATGATTAGAGCCATTGATGATTGAGAGCATATCCGTCCCCATAGATTGCTTGTGACAGGGAATATGCAAGGTGGAATCCCATATCCATCCCACCGCCACCAACTCGGACGCAATCCGAGCCATTCTTGGTTTTCAATGTCCATCCGAGAACCTTTGAAACTGCATAGTTGGGATGTATGAATCCCACCTTTCCGTCATCATGCGTCCATGTTCCAAGGACTGAAATGTCACGAGACATCCCAGAAGATGAAACGTGCCGAAGGATTGTGTATATGGTGCTTCCCTTGGGAAACCATTCTTTCAGCTTTTGAATATGCTCTTCTTTTTCGATTTGCTTGGTGTTCATTTTATCTCCTTTTGGTGTTGGTTATGTTGGTTACTTGGTTAAGAATGGATAAAATACCCACCCCTTTGATTCATCGTGAACCATAGAGCATGACGGGCAAGCTGTATTGATTCGCTCTTGCTTTGAATCCTTTATAATATAAAGCAAAGCGGTTTTCTGACAATGTGGGCATTTTTTGGGGTCGCTGTTCTTCATGTCGTGGTGTTGGTGTTTGTGTTTTGGTTATTCCCTACCCTTTTCGAGTCGGGAAATCTCTTGATGTGCTTCTTCAAAAGTTGCAAAAGCCTTTTGGGAAATATAGTCAACTGATGATGTTCTGTGGACATCCTGCACACTTGTCCATGCTCGTGACCATTCGCAAGTGTTGGCCTTCTTGTTCAGCTTGCGGAATTTAAATTCTATAGGATAAAGTGCGCCATTATCGCGGCGCATTATAAGCACGAAGCGTGAAGAGCGAGAGAGAGAGTCAACCGGAATCATGGGAACATCATTCCACATTCTTTCAATCTTTGCAACATCTTTTTACAAGAAAGCAAAGATTCTTTCATCCAGTATTCATGCACCTCCGAGCGTCACAGACTGCAAGACATGATCATTTTCTATCACTTGCACTACAGAGTAAGAAAAAGAAAACATGAGAAAAACTAGGGAAACGTGTTGACGAGAAAAACCGTGTTCATTATAATGCCGAGAGCTGAAGGCTCGAGGAAAAGAAGAGTACACTGGTTTGCTAGTTCCCTTTCTATCATTCCCATATTCCATAAAATCACAACACCATCGGCGAAACTAGGCAGCCTTTTCTAATCGCCGTTTCGCTCGCCGATAATGAGCGAAGCGATATGGTCAAAGCGTGATCACTCAAGCAAGGTTGACTTTATCAACTCACTCTGTCAAAAGTGCTCTATCTATGCCACGACAAAAAGCTCTAAATACTCGTCAACTTAAATTCATTAAACTAATCGTTCAAGGAGAGTCAATGGCACAAGCTCACAGAAGAGCAGGGTATTCTTGCCCAACTATCGAGGGGCACGGAGCCAATGCAATCCGTCTTCTAAAGAGTGAAAGAATCCAGCAAGAGCTTAAGAAGCTGAAAGATAAGCAGTTTGAAAAGGATGCTCTAAGTTACAACGAGAAGCGCAGTTTCTTGAGTCGTGTAGTTCGAGCTGATGCGAGCAAAGCGGATGCGGATTTGATCCAGGAAGTTAGGGAAGAGGTGGATCAGCAGGGGAATGTTAAAAGGGTAGTTAAGTTAGTGTCAAAGATGGACGCATTGAAGGAAGATAATATTATGAGCGGAGATCGGTTCAGCGATAGGTCTCCTCAGGCGATGAATCCGTTTGCTTTCATAATCCAGCTAGGCCGGCAGCAAGGCGAAGTCTTACAGCATGGTGAGCGTGTAGCGTTACCAGCGACAGCACCAGCGACCATCGAGGTAGATGCAGAGATGGTAGAGTAATTCATGGGTATGATCTACCTGCCTAGGTAATCAAAGTGATTCTACGGGCATTCTAGTACTTACTATTTTTTAGTAAAAAGCCTGGGAGTGCCTATTCCGGTGCTTTCCGGTAACTATCCCGGCAGCCTTGCCGGGCGCAGGGGCCGTGCATGGTGGGGAATCCTATAAGAATGCTTGACGGGTGGTGGGGAGGGGGTGGGCCACCGCCCATATATGCGGTCGTGTGCGACATGAGCTACTGAAAAAAAATCCCTATTGGAAAGTTTCCCTACTGAAAGATTCTTTTAGTTGCTATGTGTATAGGAAAGTGGATTCTTTAGACATGAGGGATGGGATATGTTTAAAGAATCGACATATCTTGACACATTGGACAGGCGTAGTCTAAATTACGAACAATGAGTTTGAGATACCCAGAGAGTGAGTTTACAAGGCCGAGCATCATGTTGTTGCGTAGTCTGGCTACGGAGCTTGGTGAGAAGGCTAGTAAAGATCCTGGTGGTTATGGAGGGATGAAACAGGAGAGGAAAAGGTTAACTGCAATACTAAAGGATCACATTGATGACCCAAGGTTGAGTGATTGGGATCGGGATATGATTAGGGGATTGGAATAACAAGATTTACCCCCGACACTTCTGCCTGTGAGCAAGTGCAAAAGGGGGTTCCTTGTTTAGATTTGTATACCGTTATTCCCCTCATGGGGGATTATCCTAGCACAAATTAATCAAGCTACGCTTCATTCCATGTATCTGGATTAAACAGTTTACAGAAAATGTAGTGTTCACGCTACCATGAACGGATATATGTAGCACATCTTTTACAAACTCTAAACATCTTTGCACAAATGGAAAGGTTTTGTAATGGAACCACCTGTTCCCTATCGGGTATAATCTGGTGCAAATTCGGGCATATTGTTCCCTATCGGGTATAATTGATCTATAAATCAAAAATATACCCATTGAGCATTATTTTTGAGATATAAATCATTATTGTTTCCGCTCGTTAACTTCTATTGAATGTGCATGATCGGTGACATGATCGGCCACATGATCGGTAACTTCTTGAAGGAAAAACCATACACTTTTTCTGACAAACTCAATAGACACCAAATATTACTAGCCTTTGATCTTAAATTATTTATACCACTTTTGCATAGTAAGGTGGTATTCAAATGGCTACCCCGCATGGATTTGAACCATGAAAATCTCCTCCAAAGGGAGATGTGTTACCGTTACACCACAGGATATTAAGATTTTCTTGGTCTGCCTCTACCTCTTGGCACATTGACCCTTTCCCGACACGCCACGGCCCCGTAAATCGTTTTTGTTGCGATCTCCTCTGGCATATCAAGGATGAAGGATTTGAGGCGTTTCTGGTGTTCTTGGTCTAGTTTTCCAATGATGTCTCCATATTCAATACCTTCCCATGCTTTATGTAAAGCCTCACGCATGAGAGATTCTTGTGCATTCATTTATAAAAGTGTTGACTTTGAGAAAAAAAACTCTATTGATGGAAATGTATGAAAAACATACTATTCAATACCAGGTTGGAGAAGACCTGTGATGAATGCGGCGGGACTGGTCAGGACTTCTATGACGATGGGATTGGTGAGCCTTGCTGGAAATGCCAAGGTACTGGTCACATTGCTACTGAAGAAGGAAAGGCTATTCTTCAACTGCTTGCTCATCACCAAGGTCATCTTCTTCAATTTGCCTAACGCTTCTTTTTGAGGGCTATCATAAAGCTCTCAACGAGATACCCAACGAGGTAAGCCAACGCCTCGTCACAACCCTCTTTCTCTTTTACTCCCCGTTGTTCCAATATGTGGTTGGCAACATGGATGCATTCATGGGTTAGGTTGGCTATCCATTCTGGTGATGAGTTCCATTTGGTAAGGAAGATGATTGGAGGACAGGAGCAGACCGTACAGGCATCCGCTGTATCCAGATGGGGTATTTCCCTTGAGTCATCATCTGTGAATTTCTGATGCAACCATGCTTCTGCTTGTTTCCTATTTACGGGCCATACTAACCAACAACCACTTTTCCAATTATCTATCTTGAGATAGAACTCTTTGGTTTTCATTGGTCTTTTTTGTAGTAGTGCCAGACTAAAACTTTGCAACGATGTGTTTGAATACGGAATTGTTTCCTTTGTAGCTCACCTCGCTTGCAAGCCTCTTTCAATTGGTATTCAGAAGTCTTTTGAGGTATGTTCATCATCTCGCTATATTTTTCATTGGTAATCCAACCTTCTGGAACAACATCTATATTTCCTTGGGTAAGCGATGGTATTTTGTGTACCCATTCGTATGCACTACTGCGGAGGTCAGCTTCTAATGGGTGTATTTTCTTGCGGGGCATATTGGATTAGTTTGGTTGCTGGTAAATCTCCTTTGTTACATCCACGCCAATCGAGTATACCAACGCCAGGGCGGCAAATGGCATCTCCTACAACTTTATGGGCATATCTAGTCAACATCTGCCAAGCAGGTGTAACCATGAATATTCCGTTTCCATCATTAAAAATACCTCCCGTGTGGCGATGGCCTCTTAAATAAATGTTGGGAACCTTATGCCCGACACGGGAGTAATTCTGACGGGCGTTGCCCATAGTAATGCTCATGGCTCCTGCTTCAAGATAAGCTCTTGAGGATGTTGGCATATGGTGGGCCACATCAATGAGAGATCCATTGATTTCAATGAGTCCCTTGTCTCCTAGCCACATAGCACCCAATTCCTTTGCAATCATCTTTTCCCAATCTCCAACGTGACATTCCGTACCTGCGGTCATGTATACCTTACTGGCTAACTTGGCTAAAGGTTTAAGGCATTCGATGGCGGCAAGCGTATGATCAAGATTGAGAGCCGCTACGATTTCATTGGAACCATGATGGCGACCTTCTATGCAGTCACCATTGATGATAAGAATGAATGGATCTTTTCCAAAATGAGCTTTTATCTTCTGGTCTTTATCCTGCCAGCATTGCCATAGCCATTGCTGATGGAGATTGTTACCAAGACCAATTTGGTTTCCTGTACTGGTAATGTGACCGTCAGGCCATAAGCCGACAACCGATCCACAATGAAGATCGCTGACTATTACCGCACCAACGGGTTTTTGTTTAGTCATTGGATTGGTGAGGCAATGGTTGGGGAGGATTATCCGAAACCAAATTGCTCAAAAGGATTGAGGCATCACGCAATGAGACTTCTTCCTCTGCCATCATTTTAGCCAGGAGTTGGCAGAGTTTGATGCGTTGATGCAGATGATGCAGATAGCTGATTAAGTCTAGCTGTTCATCACGTAGGTTCTGTGCGTACCAACCTGCACCAGCAGTCCAAAATTGGGTTCCATGTTCCTTGCTACCCTTGATGTATTTCTCCATGCCAGCAGAACCTGCTTTCGACCAAATATCAAAAGCATCTTGTTCTGGAGTCATATCATTTTGTTCTTGGTTTACGCTTTGGCTTTTTCTTTTGAATGGAGCCGTAAGAAACTCTAGCAGGACGAAGATTGGCATATGATTTGGCAGATGTTGTGGTTGCTGTTTTATTCATAGGCTGTTTAGAAATCGTTTCCATAACCTTACGGGACGAATACAACCCGCCACGTTGCATATGTGACAAGGAGGAGTATTGCAAGCACTTAATTCTTTACCACACTCTGGGCATAACCCATTAATCCAACTGATAAATCCAACAATAACTTTGTAGATTTTATTCATCAGAATGTGATGTGCATGACCTGACATGAACAATCAGCACCGTTTTTGTCAGCTTCATCAATGTCTGCAAAGATTACAGAGTTATTGAATTTGTCCATTGTGGTAAGCATCCATTCCATGCTCTTGCGATAGTTTTCATACTCTGGTTGGAACATACCGCTAATGACAATATTCTTGTCAGGGATACGGATCAGATTGGTAGCACCAGTTGCTTCCATTTCCTTGGGGACAACAATGATGTTTGCCAGCTTCTCAAGACGCTTGAATGATTCGGAATCAATACCAGAACGGCAAACCATCAGATTCTCTGGATCAATGACATGGATACAGCAATCAAGATGATACAAATCATCACTAACCATTTTCATTGG